TGACGCATCATTTGACGCTGGTGGTAATGGTGGTGGAGGTGGTCAACACGGAGAAGGAGGAGGACAGGCAGGATCTGGTGGAAACGGAGGAGATAGAAACGATGGTGCACAAAGTGGTAGTGCTGGAAGTCCCAATAGAGGTGGCGGTGGAGCAGCTGGTTTAAATGGTCATGGCATAATTTTTGGGAATAGTTCAATTCAAAATAATAGTAGTGGAGATAAAACTTTATCAGGTTCAGATGGTGGTGTAATAGTAGGGGGTATTTTTTAATACTTTATGTTGATTGTTATTGATGATGTTGTAGGTAATTCTACATTTGAAACTGATTGTCTTGACATTTTAGAATCAAATAAAAAACAAACAAACGAGATTAACTACTGGGAGAAATGGTATCCTCTTGAGGAGGAACATGTTTTTCGACATTTCTGTATACAGATGATTAATGTAGCAGGAGATTTTTTTGATTTAACAAATTGCAAAGGTTATGAATTTTGGACTCAAAATAATACAAGACCACAAGATTGGCATGTTGATCAAGATGAGAAATTTTTTGCAAACTCAGGACTGAGTAGACATCCATTATGTTCTATTGTATACTATGTAAAAGTAGATAAATTAAAGGGTGGTAAGTTACATGTTGAAGATGACATCGTAACACCAAAGTCAAATAGAATGGTTATTTTCTCACCAAAATTGAATCATTGTGTTGAACCACACATGGGTGATAGAATTGTTTTATGTGTAAATCCGTGGAGTATAAAAATATGATTAATGATTTTATATCGGTTTATGATAGATTTTTTACGTCTGAGGAATGTGAAGAATATATTGACTTAGTTGAACATTATATTTCAAATGGTCTCATAACGAAAGAAGAAAAAGTATTTCATAAAACAGACCATTATTCAATAAATTTTAATAATGATGTAAGTTATAATATCTTATCAGGAGATAACTTATCATTGGAATTTTTACCAAAAATAAAGGATGCGGTAGGTGATTATCTAAAAAAATTTAGTGTGCTTGGTCAGGAAAAACTTTTAATATACGATACAAAAGCAAAGAAAATTCCAATCGGAGGTGGATTTCATAATTGGCACTACGAGAATACTGGTCTTCAAGTATCTGCTAGAAAATTAGTTATTCAATTATACTTGAATACCATAGACGAAGGTGGTGAGACAGAGTTCTTATACATTAATAAAAGAATAAAGGCAGAACAAGGCAGATTAATTATTTTCCCTGCAGCATTTACTCACACACATAGAGGTAATCCACCCATCGGACAAGAGAAATATATTGTTTCAACTTGGGCAGTATCTCAAGATAATAATTGGCGATGAGAATTATATTTAAAATTACTAATTTCGATTCTAAAATTATCGAAGTTAAAATATGTCGTATCAGTTCTCATAAATCAATTGATGATTTTCCTGCGAAGACAATTAATATTACTCAACTAGATTTTACAAATTATGAAAATCTTGTTTATAGTGTAGTAAAGGCAAATATTAATAGAATTAATTTACAAGATGAAAAAGAGAGTGTGTTAAAAGAAAATATACCCGATATTGTTAATGAAGTAAATCTTGACTCTTTAAAAAATAAAGTCATTGAATATGATTATAAAGATAAAACATATACCTTACTTAAGATGAACAGGGTAAATTTATGAATTTCACAAGGTCAATAAAAAAATGCGAGTCGTGGGTTGCGTGTGCATATATGGCAGATAAGGAAACCATTGGATTTGAGCATCATCCAGATCGAAAAGTTTTATATCAATATGTTTATTATGGTTCTGCAAAAATTGGTAAACCATTTTCAAGTGAATATACACTTATCAACCAAAAGGGTCATCTAGTTGATGTAAAACAATTTTATATGAAAGATATTATCTATGATTTTTTAGAAGATACATCAATGTGGGGATTTAATACATTAAATGATGATGATGATTGGGATGGTAAATTAATTAATCAAACTTTCACAGCAGAGGGACAATCGGTTCTAGTTTGTTTAGATGGTAATCCAACTGTAAATAATATTACTCTATCGAGATATGATTATGATGAATTGACAGAGGGAAAAATATATAATATAATACCAGATAGTGGTGTACTCGCATTGTTTACGAAGATATGATTACTCGAAACGAGATAGATGAATTATTTGAGTGGGCAAGCACGACTAACTTCCCACTTTACAAATTAAATAATAAAGAATATTATGCGAATAAGAGAATTGATTATAGTTGGAATAAATTAGTTGACCATAAAAATAAAACTACTATTCGTAGAAAATTTATGACAGATAGGGTCATTGAGATTCATAAGAATCCTGATATATTGTGGTCTGCCATAGGTGTATTTTATGGGGGAACTAAAGTAAATAAACATAAAGACCCAAATATTTTTAGTGAACCATATAAGAGGATTCAGATACCTATAAAAATACCTGATTATGATAAATGTTATATGCTATGGGAAGATGGTAGAGAAACTCATTGGAGAGAGGGAGAACCACAAGTACATTATGTAATGGATGTAGCACATGAAGGTTACAATAATTCTGATGATGAAATGATATTTTTGATGTTAGATATAAAAAAATCAACTGAAGTTAAATTATGAGTCAAATTTTTAATATTTTTCCAACTACAATCTATGTTGGAGAGGTTGAGAATCATAACGAATATAAAAAAGAATTTCTAAAATTATATGATAAATTTGATTATAAAGAGAATGAAATATCAAGTACAGTAAGTGAAGGTCAAGTGCATCCATTAATACATCTAGAACCATCAATGGATGTGATGTTTCAAGAAATAGTAAGACATATAAAGATATATGTTTTAGATGTCCTTAAATTTAAGGATATGTTTAATTATGCAATAACTAAAACTTGGATTTCAAGAACCAGAAATGAAAAAGAAATACCATATCATATTCATTCCACAAGTCATGTATCGTTTGTATATTATCTGAACATTCCACCTGACTCACACACCACTAAATTTCTAAACAGAGAGAATTTTAATAGTCTTTTCTTAGGTGCTAACTCTCACAATAATATAGACGACTTGAATATGGTAAAAGAATTTAATGAATTAAATTGTAAAAAATTCTTCATTCATCCCGTAGAGGGTCATGTCGCTGTCTTTCCAAGTAGATTATCTCACGGTACAGAGTGTATTAAAACTGATTTCAATGGTGAGAGATTATCAATAGTTGGTGATGTAAATTTAATTTTAAAAGAAGAGTATTTACTTCACTCAATGGGTTTAATTGATGAAAAATACTGGAAAAAATATAATTAGACACATATAAAACTGTCACAACCCCCTGCACAGGGGGTATTTTTATGCTATGATAGGTACATCTAAAGAACACTAATGCAACTAAGACCACATCAAGAGCAAGCAATCAAATCAATGTTAGACAATGACAAAGGACAAGTTATTGTTCCTACTGGTGGTGGTAAGACTATCTGTATGATTATGGATGCTGTCAAGCAGTTGGAAGATTATGGTACAGTTGTAGTTGTTGCACCACGCATACTACTAGCAGAGCAACTATGCAAAGAGTTTATGGAAATCATTGATAAGAAATACAATGATGTAGATGTGATGCACGTTCATAGTGGTAAAATCAAAGGTATGTTCAGCACCACTAATCCACTTGAGATACAGGGATTTGTTGAACAGAACTTAGTAAATTTCTTCAGTAGAACTATTATATTTACAACTTATCATTCACTACACAAGATTGAAGAAAGTGGTATTATGGTTGATACTATCTACTTTGATGAAGCACACAACTCAGTACAGAAAAACTTTTTCCCTGCTACTGATTACTTCTCTCAGTATGCAGGTAGATGCTATTTCTTTACTGCTACACCAAAGCATAGTCGTTCTCCTGTTAAGGCAGGTATGAACTGGACAGAGGTGTATGGTGGTGTGATATGTCAAGTACCTGCACCAAAGTTAGTCAAGCAAGGTTACATTCTACCACCTAAAGTCAAGGTGTATCGTTCAAGAATACTCAAGAAAGATGAGTTGGTTGCTGATAGAGACAATGAGCAAATGATTGGTGCGATTGACAATCTTGACAAGAACAAAGTATTGATATGTGCCAAGTCAACCAGACAGATTGTTGCACTTATTTCTCAGACAGATTTCGTACAGCAACTTGCGATTCGTGGTTACTCTTATATGTTTATCACAGCAAAGACAGGTGCGATGATTGATGGAGAGAAGGTTGACAGAGAGACTTTCTTCAATACACTTAATGAGTGGGGTAAGACAGACAAAAAGTTTGTTGTACTTCATCA